TACCGCTTCCGCGCTCGCCGCATCCTCAAGAGCGAGCAGCAGAACGACACGAACAACAACGCGATCAACGCGCTCAAGGAAGACAAGATCACGTTCACCACGAACGTGTATTTCACCAGCGCCACCAACTGGTGGGGCATCTCCAGCGCGAAGAACGGTCTTCGCTTCGTGTGGCGCGACAAGCCCGAGTTCCGCGAGGACAACACCAACTCGAACTACACCATCGAGTACACCTCGTACGAACGGTTCGCGGTGGGTTGGACCGATCCCCGCGGCGTCTACGGCTCGAGCATCTAAGGAGACACCATGGGCGTTTCCGTTTTCAACCAGTCTGGCCCCTTCGAGCTCCCCGGCATGTCGGTTGCGGCGACGGGGGGTGAGAAGTTCTACGTCGGGGCAACGATGCCCGTCGGGCAGATCGGCGAGAAGATCGTTCAGGACCGCTTTTACACGTCCGTGAACGCCGCTCTCGCCGCCTGCGTCTCCGGGCGTGGAGACACCATCATGGTGTTGCCGGGCTACACGGAGAACATCACGGCCGATGCGTGGTCGAACCTCGCAGCGACTGACGTGACGGTTCAGGGTTTGGGGCGCGGGACCAACCGCCCCACGTTCACCTGGACGGTGTCTGGCTCGACGATGCTGTTCGACGTCGCGAACTTCCGCCTGATGAACTGCCGCCTGTTCCTGGCGGGCCCTCACGTCAACGGCTCGGCGCTGACTGTCACGGCTCCGATCACCATCTCCACCTCGGGCTGGGAAATCTCCGATTGCGATATCTGGTGGGGCTTCGACGCCGATCAGATCGTCACCATCGGGATTACCACCACGGCGAACGCCGACGACGGGAAGTTTAACCGCAACCGCTGCTTCGCGGAGACGGCGGCTGTTCCCACCACGACGTTCCTCCGTCTGACGGGAGCTGACCAGCTCGAGATCGACGGGACTCAGATCATCGGCCCTGGCTCGACCACGGCCATCGGCCCGGTTCAGATGTTGACCACTGGCTGCCTGAAGCAGAAGTACACCAACTCGATCTTCCAGAGCACCCTGGCCGCTTCAACGATCGCCTTCACCTCGATCGCTGGCTGCACTGGTGTGGTGGATAAGTGCTCGTTCGCGGTCCTCGCGGCCGGCAACGGGATCACCACTGGCTCGGGGCTTCAGGTCACCAACTCGAAGACCGCCGTCGCTGCTGCAGCCGGCGCCGATACCACTGGGTAACCGATGGGCTGGCTAAACAACTCCGTCACACAGCCCGGGGTTACCGAGCTGGGGAACCTGTTCCTCAACGTCACTGGCGGCAAGGTCTTTTACGTCGGTACGGCGGCCATGGTCGCCAATTACACCGACGTGACCCAGGGCATCGCCAACCGGCTGTTTACGGACGTCAACACCGCTCTTGCTCAATGCGTGGCGGGCCGGGGGGACACGATCTATATCCTCCCCGGCTACACGGAGAGCATCTCGGCATCTGATGCTTGGTCGAACCTGGGTGTTGCCACCGACGTTACGATCATAGGGATGGGGCGAGGGACGAACCGTCCCACGTTCACCTGGACCGCGAACGGCGCGACCGTCCTCTTCGATACGGCCAACTTCCGCGTGTTGAACGTTCGCATGTTCATGGCGGGCCCCCAGTCTGCAGGCGCCGCGCAGACAACCGCCGCCCCCATTACCGTGTCAGCGGCGGGCTGCGAGATTTCCGGGTGTGAAATTTGGTGGGGCTTCGATGCTGACCAGATCGTCACCATCGGGATCACGACGACCGCTGCCGCCGACAACTTCACCTTCAATAGCAACTTCTGCTACGCCGAGACGGCTGCCGTACCTACGACCACCTTTCTCCGCCTGACTGGCACAGACAACCTCCGCATGGACGGAACGGTCATCATCGGGCCTGGCTCGACGACGTCGATCGGCCCGGTCCAACAGCTCACGACCGGAAGTCTCAAGGTGTGGATTCACGACTGCGTATTTCAGAGCACTCTGGCGGCCTCCACGATCGCTTTCACGGCCATCGCCGGCTGCACTGGGACGGTCGATAAGTGTTCGTTTGGCGTACTCGCGGCCGGGAACGGGTTGACCGCTGCCAGCGGTATGCAGGTCACCAACTCTAAAACGGCGGTCGGTGCTGCAGCCGGCGCGGACACGACGGGGTAACCGATGAGCAAGCACGAAAAGGCCGCTCCAGTTGCCCCCGTCAAGCCGCCAGAGCCGACTCCTTGCGCGGTCTGCGGTCAGAACGACGGGGAGCTCGTCGCTGTTGTCGGCCACATTCGGGCTCATGCGGAATGCGCGGCACGCAGCCCCGATGTCATTGCGAAGGTCAAGGCCCGCGCGTAACAGAAAGGCTGAGGGCACATGGCTAGCCCGTCAATCTACAGAAACGGGCTCAACCTCGCCGGAACGGTATTTCAAAACGGTCCGGCAAGCCTCCAGCTCGACGGCTCCACGTACTTTTCGGGAGCCATTCAGTGGCTGGATACGATCAGCGGCAATAACGCGAATGCCGGGACGCTTCCCGAGCTTCCGGTGGCTACCCTCGCCCAGGCCGTAACCAACTCGGCGGCAAACGGGATCATCGTCATCGGGGAAGGCTCGTCGGAGTCCCTTGGCAGTTCTCAGTCGCTGGCCCTGGCGAATCTGAGCATCTTCGGGTGCGGGAGCGGGTCTAGTCGCCCTCGCTATACCTGCACCGGTACCGTAGACATGTGGGCGGTCTCGGCTGCTGGCGTTTGGATTGAGGGATTCTACTTCCCGGCATCCACCGCTGTAGCTACTGACCGGATCGGGCTTGCCGCTGCGAACGCGACTATCAAGGACTGCTATTTCGAGTGCGGGGCCTCGGACACCAACCGTGCCCTGCGAATCCACACCGGAGCGAACAGCGCGCGAGTTGAAAGCTGCTCCTTCGTCACGACGGCTAGCCGGCCGGCGATGGGGCTGGAGATTTCAGCCGCCGTCACCGATCCGGTGATCGTTGGCTGCACCTTCGATGGCGGTTCGTACGGCTGGAGTGACTACGCGTTCAAGGTCTCGGCCGCTGCTACCCGGGTTCGGCAGTTCGGGAACACCTTCACGAACAGGGCCGACCTTGGGCACACCGTCACGGCTACCAGCTACCAGCTCTTTGGCGTCGAGGCTTCGGGGACCAGCAACGTATTGCTCACGGCGTAAATGGGCGAACTCGGCACATACGATCCGTTTAACTATCCCCGCCTGTGCGACGTCTGCGGCAATCGTCGCCGCATTGGCAAGATGTCGAAATTGCCTGGCGCCGTCTGGGTATGCGAGAGCCACAAAGACGAGCGGATCGCCGTCGAACTGGACCGCCTGAACGCGAAGAAGAAGCCCTACAACATCATCCCCGTTCCGAACGCGAAGCCCGGGAGCCAGTACCCGGACGTGATGGAGGCAGAGGAGGCCGTCATCATGAACTTCGTCGATCGGATGGTGGTTGCGGGGACTCGGTACGAGCAGATCATCTCCGGTCAACCCGTCCCCGTCTCCGGAGAGGGAGTGGCGGCGATGGCATGGGCGGGGCGGTACCTCTATACGGTCATAACCGACACAAGGACGCCGGCACGAGTCGTCACCCATGCAAAGGGACTGCTGCTCTCCATCGCCTCTCAGCTCAGAGCGCGTCAGCAGGGATTCGGCCTGTCCGCAAGCTCCACGCGGGCGAATGACGCCTTCTATGGCGGGTTCTTCGACTCCGGTGGATTCGCGTGGTTTTCGGATACCGCGGCAGTGGCTGGCCTGGCGATGCTCTACGCCTATCGGGTATTCGGGACAACGAGCTATCTCGTGTCTGCCCGAGCGGCGGCGAGCTTTCTACGCAACGTCCAGGCCATCGGGTCGAACGGGACGTTTTTCACCTCCAGTGATTCAGCCGGAACGGCGCGGCTCAACACGGGCGGTCTCGTCAGCTACATCCTGAATAACGCGAACTTCGCTCCGAGCTACCAGATTTTCCCGTCGTGCCTCGTGACGCTCCAGTTCTGGAACGAGCTTACGACCACGGACGGAGACCAGAGCATCGGAGCGACCGCCGCTGTAACGGGCTTCGCCTCGATACCGGCGCAGCTCATGTCGACGTCAATGACCCAGCTTCGCGCCTGCTGGACGAACGGGATCGCCGAGGTTGGCGGAACGGTCGTCAACGGTCTCTCCGCTTCGACGCCTCGGGAATTCTTCTACTCCTACCCGTCAGGCACGGGTCAGTGGTGGTTTCAGAATGGCAATGCCATCGGCGGAACTACGGTCAGCTCCCTCAACTTCGCAACCGCCCTGATGGCTCTTTACGCCTACGAAGGCGCCACGACCCAGGTGACGGAGATCGACGACTGGATGCGGGGCTTTACCAGCAACCCATCGTTCGAGACCGCCGAGAACACCTCTGCTTACACGCTCGCTCGAGCCACCACGGGGGACTACGACGCGACGGTTTGCCCCGCGACGCTCCTCCAGGTGCGGGACGCCTCGGCCTCGTATGCTGCCAGCTCGCTCAACGGTTCCAGCGTCTACGACTGGGGTGCGTTTGGCCTTCTGTCGCCTCTCTGGTCATCCCGGCATGGTGGCACGTTCGCCAGCGCCAGGGCGAGCGCCTTCGGTAAGCGTGAACGGTTCAGCGACGGGTCTAGTACCGACGGCGATTACGTCGACTGGATTTCGCTGCTGGGCCTTTCCGGGCTCTCTTATCAGACCGCCAGCGTCAGGGCCGGGAACGCTCTCAACGACGTCGTGGGGTCTTCCATGTTCGGCGTGGCCCTGCATCAGAGGCCGGTAGCGCAGGCGGTGCCATGAGTACGTCTTTCGACTTGAATCGGACTGACATCATCCGGACGGCGGCGCAGCTCTGCGGGGTTGTTGCGGCGGGAGACGATCCGGACACCGCTCTCTTGTCGATGGGGAGCGACTTCCTCAACGTGATCATGAAGGAGATGCAGAGTTTCGGAATCATGCTCCGGAAGCTGGAGAGGACGACGATCCCGCTCATCTCCGGTACCGCCTCGTACACCCTCGACGCTTCCACTCTCGACGTCGACACGGACACCTCATACGTCTCCGACGGCAACGGAACCGACCTGCGGCTGATGATGATCCCCCGGGGCCAATACATGGCCCTCACCGACAAGACAACCCAGGGCCAACCCACCCAGATGTACGTGGAGAAGACCGCGAACATCACGGTTTCTCTCTACCCGGTTCCCGACGGCAACTGGCCGACGATGACGATTCCCAGGGTCGTAGTCATCGACGACATGACCACGGCGAGTTCTGTGACGGGACTTCAGGCGAAGTACCTCCGGGCAATCATGCTCGGAGTTGCTCACATGATCGCCTATGCGCACTCCCTCAACGACAAGGCTCGAATGCTCAAGGCCGACTACGACCAGGCGCTTGGCATCGCGAAGAACGACGACACGGAGCGCGGCGCGACCCGGCTGGTCGCCAACTACGGACTGAGGATGCGGCGATGATCGGACTGCTCGAACAGGTGCTTGCGGAGCTTGCCCGGAGACGCGAGATGCAGCCGCAGCCCCGCGACTGGCGCGAAGTAACGCCTGACTTCGTTGGCCCTCCTCAGCGCGGCCTCCCGCCCACTTCATACCGTGACCCGATGCAGGCGGGACCGGCGCCGCCTACGTCGGGCGGCTGGCAAGTCGCGCCCGACAACGTCGCCAACGACTTCCGCACGAGCGCCGCGCTCGGTGGCGGTTCCATGCCCGGACCTTCGGGGGGGACGTTTCGGAAAGAGTCACCCTACGACCGGGTGATGGAAGGTGCGGGCTCGATCGCAGATCGGCCCGACTACGCCGACTACCAGAAGTCGAAGACGACGTTCGAATACCTGATGGGGCCGGACGGTAAACTCTATCGGCGCCAAGGCGGCCCATCACAAGCCCAGACCAATCAGCTCGCCATGATGCTCCAGAGGGGCCGATGAAGAAGGCGGAGCGCAAGATTGCCCATCTGTGGTGGGCAAAGAAGCCGGGAAAACTCGGATGGGAGCAGTTGAGCAACTTCGCGTGGCTTCACATCGACGATCTGAGCAAGGAAGAACTCAACGACATCATCTTCATGATTACCGAGGCGCGCGCGAACGGCTGCCCGCCGAAAGTGTTCGAGGTGGTTAAGTGAGCAACTTCGCTGCAATCCTCGCCCCTCTCGCC